CTCGGAGATGTGTATAAGAGACAGGGCTGGATTGCATCGCGTTGACGATATCCACGAAATTGCTCAATGCCATATCGGGGTCGCAGGCGTGGGCCAGCGCGCTCAGCAGTTCGGCGCATCGCTCATCGGGAATGTCGTCCGCCTTGAGCTGGTCGAACAAGGCGCGGGCCTTGTCGAGGTCTTGCAGACCTGCCCTGATGAGGTCCATGGAGCTGGGTTTGAAGATCGACGATTCCATAAGATTCCACTATATACGCTCATGCCCTCCGAATGGGGCATGAGCCGGGAAGGAGTCATCGGGCGACGCTGATGAGCTCCGAGGAATCCATATCGTAATCGGCCATGGCGTAGGAACGGATGGCGGGGTCATCATAGGTGTTCATGTAATAGGTGTTGGTCTTGGACGAATATCCGCTGGTGAACAGCGTGCGTTCGAACTGGCCGTTGCCCATCTTCGCCATGCCGTCAACCATCTGCACGGAACCAAGGGTGTGGAACAGGCGAGACACGTTGGCCGCCTCGCCTTCCTGCTGCGGATAATGCGTGTTGGCATAAGCCACACGCACGAAACGCGACGGGGAGCTCACATCGCCCGGAATGCCATGCATGCTCACACCCGCGCCCCAAGCGGACAGAGACGCCTTGCCCCACGTGGCCGGCTCGGCCATCTCGTTGCCGACGCACATGTAGTTGCGCAGATTCTCCATATGGAAGCCAAACGTCGGCTGGTTGGTCAGCACGTCTACGTCGTCATGGTGCACATGCATGCCGTCCGCCATCTGTTCGACGACGATGCTGCGCTCGCTGTCGCCGATGATCCAATGCAGCAGCGACTCCTGCTGGCCGGGCACGATCTGGGAGACGAGGGTCACGTTCTTCAACGCCTCCTCGACTTCGTCGACGGAATCGAAATTGCGTGCCACCCACAGCGGGAATTCGAAGGTCGCGACGTTGTCGGTGCCTTCGACCGGCTCATGCACGAACTCCGCGTAGCCGGGGAAATTCAATCCCGCGATGGCCAGACCATGCTCGTTGGCGCAGTCGAAATACATCGGACGGTCGGCCATGACCACGCCCACGCCGATCACCGCGTTCGGCGTGGCTTTGCCGCTCGCGCCGAACACGTTGTCGTAGTGGTAGCCGCGTGGAGTGGCCAGGATGCTTTCGCCGTATGAGAAGCTCCAGTCGAGGTTGCGGCCGAAATACATGTTTCCCTCTTCGTCGGAGAAACGAACGCCAGTGCACATGATGGACTTCCTTCCTTTGTTTGATTGACCCGGTGCATTCATCATACGCATGGACGGCTGGACGAACCACGGCTTCCGCCGACGGATAAACATGAAGGGTGGCCAAAAATGCCAAGAGTCGTTGAAAATGAAAAAAATCCCCTTGTTTCCAAGGGGATTTTTCGAATGGCTCCTGCGACTGGGCTTGAACCAGTGACCGTCCGATTAACAGTTAGAGAGTTTGATAGAATACCCCTTGGAACGATTGGGCAAAACGGCTTCATTCCAACGGTTTAACCTCACTTGAGGGTCACTTGACCCGCAAGTGAAGGTTAAATGGAAGTCTGAGAATGTCTGAGAATATAGAGGCAAGGAGGTAATCATGGCACGCAAAGCAAGAAACGGCATCGTCTACCCATACAAAGTCGAACGGAAAAAGAAGCTGGCCGATGGCACAATCAAGGCTTACCCCAGCTTCGAGTTCAAGATCGACGGGAAGACCTACAGCTGCAAGAAGTACGCCGACGCGAACCGGCGTCTGACCGAACTGCTCCAAGAGCGAGCCAAATTCGGCAGCACCAGCAACACGTCAGTCACGTTGGGCGCATATTCGGAACAATGGTTGGAACGACGGCAGAGGGATGCAGACCCGAAGACTTTCGCCAACTATCGAACCATCGTCCGCAAGCATCTGCGCCCGTACCATTCGCAGAAAATGTCGAACCTGAACGCCGCAGTCTGCGACCGCATCGTAAATGGTCTCACCGTCGCGAAGACCATCGACGGCAAGAAAATGCACGTGAAGGCCAGTCTCAGCCTCCGCCGCCAGACGCACACCACATTGAATCAGATTTGCAATGCCGCCGTAGCGGATAGGATTCTCCCCACGAACCCAATGGGTGGCGTCCCCACTCCGAAGGACAAGGACATCAGTCTTGCCGACGAACGCAAGAACGAAACGCACGAACGTACCGCATTCACCGATGACGAGGCGAAGCGTATCCTCCAAGCCGCCAACGAGTTGGGCATCCGCAAGGGTGCGAGGGAATGGTTCAGACTATGCACCGGTATGCGCCCCGGCGAAATCTTGGGGGCTTCACTCCAAGACCTCGAACTGACCACCACGGCAAACGGCATCCCCTACGGCGAATACGCCGTCAACTGGAAACTGGAGGAGTTGAAGAAGGAGCACGGTTGCGGCGAACCAGACCGTAAAGGCGTGTACCCGTGCGGATACAAGCGTGGTGCCGCATGTCCTCAATGGAGGTGGCGCATTCCAGACGGCTTCGACATGATCGAGTTGCAAGGCCGCTGGTGTCTCACCCCGCCGAAATCGAAGCGTGGAAGGAAAGTGCCAATCATTCCCGCATTGGCGCAGACGCTCGAAGCATACTTGGTGGATACCGCTGAAATCCCGAACCCGTATGGACTCCTGTTCCGTCATGATGACGGCTCCCCCATCGAACCGGAAGAGGACATCGAACAGTTCCGCAAACTATTGGAAGCGGCGGGAGTACCCAACGCGAAGCATCGAAGCCGTCACGAAACCCGTCATACCGTCGTTACCATCCTCATGTCAATGGGCGTGGATGTCGGACTGGTCGAGGAAATCGTGGGCCATTCCAGCCGTCTGATGGTCGAACACTACCGTCATGCCGGGTTGAAAGAACGGTTGGCCGCAATGGAAACGATGAACTCCGCATTAGACTTGAAGCAGATCGAACAGAAAGGTGTCGTAAATGCCGCATGAGCTTGATGTAGTTTCGTATAGGGAAGGATACGGTCGAGGATTCGATGAAGCGTTGAAACTCGTAGAACGATATGGGTTCGTATTCAACGCACCCAGAATGGTGATAAACGGAGCCGGTTACGATACCTGGCATCCAGAAGACGAGTTCCCAAAGAAGATAACCATCACCGAACAGCAGTTGGACATTGAGAAACATACGGCGGTGCAAACTGTGGTGGATTACATCAGGGAAAAGTTTTGCAACATGTATCAAAACCGCTATTACGACCAAATGGGCCAGCAAATAGACTTTGGTGATGGCGATAGAGCTAATCGAACCGCAGAATAGGAACGAACCCAATGCAGAATAGGACGCCTTGGAAACGTTGGAATACTGCGGAAACCTGTAAGGCGATTGCAGAATAAGAAGCCCTAAAACGCAGAAAAGCCCCTCCCCCAGCACAAAAGCTGAGAGAGGGGCAATTCAGACTCGCGGTAGCATGTCATACAGTTTTTGAGTGTCCAATGTCACGCCATGTATTCGGCTGAAATCAGCCTCACCGCCGTGCATCCTGTCGGCCTTCACATCCTTCGTGAGCTCGCGCTTCCACTTCGTCCAAAAATCATCATGCTCTTTCTTGGTCATGATGATGATTCTACCGTGCGAAACACAAAAAGCCCCTCCCCCAGCGTAATCGCTGAGAGAGGGGCAAACTTGTACAGGACGTACTAGTTGAGCATAGTATTCTTACACTTCTCTAACATCATGTTAGAGAAATGAAAGGTTTCTACTCGGAATACTTTGCCTTCAACTCGCTGACGCCAATCAAAGCGCCAACCAAGACGGCCAGAGCGTTCAACGTGGTCACGATCTGGTCAACGCATGGAAGGTTCCATGCTGGGCCGACCACATGCACGAACACAGCCAAAGCGGGCAACGCGATAAGCGCCAACCACTTCAGCACCTTGTACGCTTCGTCCGGCAGGATGTAGTTGTTTTCTTCGCCTGTTTCTTCCTGCGGCTTTTCGCCGTCATTCTGAGTCTCCTTGACTTCATCGACCATAATCGGTCTCCTTACCAGTAGAGGGTTTCGCCTGGATAGATCAACGCCGGGTTGCCCGAACGATAACCGTGGATGCTGTACATGTTCACTCTGTAGTATCCGGCGATGCCGCTCAACGTGTCACCGGAGCGGACGGTGTAACGGTGAGTGCTGTACGTGTTGCTGACCGGCTGACGTGCGACGCCGGTACCACGACGGCAGACCGTCTCGCCAGCGTAGATGATGTTCGGGTTGCCCGAACGATAACCTGTGTACTGGTTCCAGCTGCCGCCATTACGTGCAGCGATGGTGCTAAGAGTGTCACCACTCTTGACGGTCACGCAGACGCTACCGCAGTTCGTGTTGGCCGGAGCGCTCACTGTCGAGCCTCCACCCAAACGCTGGTTCACAATCGCCATCACCGTGTCATAGGCGCCGCCAAGAGCCTGACGACGCTCATTGCCGTTGCCGTACACGCCACGAATAACCTTCGTGGCCATGTCATTGTAGTCCGGCGTGGCAGTGACCTGCGGCCTGGCCGGATCATGCCTCACCTCGGCATTCGTCTTGCCACGATCGCCGTTGGCGATCTTCTGCCAAGCGTCACGCTCACCGAAGAACAGGTTAAGGTCAAGCGGGCCGACACCGTTCAGATAGCCGGTGGACGCATACTGCACCATGCCCTCGCCCTTGCTGCCCGCATTCCACGGAGTGGACTGCCAGCCAGTCGCGTTCATGGAGGCGTACTGGGCCTTCCACAACATGCAGTGGGAGCGCACATCGGACGGAATCTGATACACGGCGCTGTCCTGAACGTATACCATGGGCCACACCTTGGTACGCGAATACACTTGGTTCACCCACTGGCGCACCCAGTCACCGTTACCCCAAGCATGATTGCCGTAAGACTCCCAATCCAACGCCAAGACGCACTGGCCCACATAACCGTTGAACTGGTTCAGATAATGGTTGACCTCTGCGGTGACGTTACCACCATCAGCGTAATGGTAGCCGCCACAAGCCTTGCCGGTCTGACGCGCCCAATCAATCTGGCTACGCCAAGACGGATTCACATAACCGCCACCCTCAGTGACCTTCACCACGGCCGCGTCAGCGTCCACCACGCGGGTCACATCAGCCGACTGCCAGCCGGACACGTCGATCACGTTCATGTTCGCGGACGCGATAGGCGCGATAATCATGCACAATGCGACAACAAGACCAGCGAACGGCAACCGCATGTTGCGTGGAATCTTCTTATGCTTAGGACTTTTCTTACCGAAAATCTTCAAGCAAACCTCCTTCAAAAATAGAAAAGCCACCCCACAGTGGGATGGCTTGTAAAGAGTTGGGTTGGGAGAAGTTAGTGGCGTTCTTCCAAGTATTTTTCTGCTGCTGCGACTATCCAGCAGTGCGCGTCCAATTTCTCCAATTTGGCGAGTTCGTATCGGACGGCCTCGCTGTGGTCGTGGCTTTGGTCACCGTAAATCAGTGAAATCAGCGTGTTTTTTATCGTGTCCCTGCACAATTCGTCCAGCCGCCCGTCAAACCGTTCGGAACGTTCGCCGAGCTGCCTCGTCTTAGCGAAATGCTGGGAAAGCACGCTGTTATACGGCAAGCGCTCGGGATTGACGTGGGCATACAGCCCAGTAGCCAATGATTCGAGCGCTCCCGGCCAGACTTTCAGGCCGAGCGTGATGACGGCGCACGCGCCACCCACACCACCAAAACCCGCTAAAAACGTTTGAAACACATTACATCTCCTTGAAATCGTTTAATCTTTTGGCATGGTGTCGCCATCGAAATAATTGCCCGGCAATCCCAACGAGACGAGCTGCTGCCACTGGTCTTGAGGCACGCACAAGCCCTTGCTCAGATTGACCGTGCAACCGTTCAGCCCAACGAGAATGCCGTGAGTAGTGCTGGCGGCGGTGAAGACGTAATCCACGCGACCATTCGAACTGACCAGCCCACTATCACTGCCATTGGTGGTGAGACGCAAGCGCGGATTGTCGCCACTCGTGGACAGCATGTAACAGACGACGCTCACATGGTATTTCACGCCCGCCGTCAACCCCGTGAAGGTGATGTCCGATGGTGTCGTGTTCGTCGTCTTGACGCTCACACCGCCTTTCGGCATGACGCAGTGATTAACGATGAGACTCATGCCACCACCCCCAAAAGGGTTAGGCGCGTGGCATCGTATCCCCGTCGAAAAAGTAAAGGCCGTCGAGCAATGCCTTGTTCGCCTGGTATTCGCCCCACGTGCAGATGAGCATGTTCGTCACTGTGACGGTCGGACTGCCTGACTTGACGTGATAACTCATTGATATCGGATGGGAATTGTTGATGATCATCTTGTAGCTGACACGTTGTCTTGCGTTGATGTCGCCATCCGCTCCGATTATCGAGATAGTGCCGCCTGTGACGTTCACCTCGACGCTGATCTGATATGTCGCCCCATTCACGCTCGGAAGGGTCGTGATATTCACCCACTTGTCGGCTTTCAGGGTGATGGTCGAGGATGGGCTCGTGCACAGGTTCGTGACCATCATCGGACATCACCCGCCCGACGAATCGTCTTAATCGCGTGGCATCGTGTCCCCGGTGAAGAAGCCCGGAAGCCCCCCCCCCGAGCGCCGCGTCATACGTGTCGGCGGCTTCCACGCTCAATTCGCTGATGGCCATACCGGAGGGGATGGCCAGGCGCGTGTCATTGGCGGTCGGGGTGAAGCGGATCGTATATTTCCCGACCGTCTGGGCACTTGGGCATTTGACCGTGCTGCCGGAAAAGATGCCGATGCTTTTATTCGTCGTATCGTTGCTGACGATCCTGCACGTGCACACGTATTCCACGCCGACCTCGCACGCGAAAGGCAGGTCGATGTATTCGCCTCTGGTGTTGGCCAGCGTGCCACCGGTCATGTACTTCGATATGTCGCCGCCCTTTTTGACGACATGGAAGCCGGTGGGGTCGAACTTTGGGTTCAGCCACAGGTTAATCCTCTGCATTCTCGTCTCCCTTCACGCTTTCGAGCACGTCGGCGGGAATCAATTTCATGGCCGCGTTGAGCTGACTGGTCAGGATTGCGATTTGCTTGGTGAGAGTGCCGATTTGCGCGGAAAGAGAGTCGATGACTTCGTTCGCGTCGGCTGGAATCTGAGTCAAAATGTCTCCTTAAATACGAAAACCCCGCAATCCGTGTGGATTGCAGGGGTTGAAAAAATTGGAATGCTGGATTAGTCGGCGGCGGTCATCGTGTCGATACGAGTCACGGCCTTAAGCTCTTCCAAGGTGAGCGTGCGGCCGAGATTCGTCTTCACGTCCGTCAACGTGACGGACGTGCCGGAATCGTCGAACGTCGCAAGCACGCCACGCTGATAGTCGCGCCACGATTCGGCGGTGCCGTCAGCGCTGGAAAACTCCAATCCCAAACGGCACAATTCCGCGCGCACCGACTCCTTCGGCGGACGCAAATCAAGCACGCCAGACGGCTCGGCGGGCGTCACGGCAGGCGCGGTATCGGTAGTGGTCTCAGTGGTCACATCGGCCATAATCAATCTCCTTATTGTTGGTTGTTTTGAGGTCGTGGCATGAGGGATTGGTAAAACCTCTCCTCGCACTCGTCCAGATTTGATTGACTGGACTCGTCATTGAGGAAATCGTCAAGACCCTCAATGTTTTTGGTCATGCTTGTGTCAATGCCACTCGACGGCTCCTCATCGGAGTCATCAACGGACAGTGCGGCAATGAGATTCGCGTCCGTCTCATTCGACATGGTGGGCAGACTCATGCCCTCACGCGCCTTATTGCGCGCGGCGGTCAGCGGGTCATTCAACACTTCCCCATCAGCCGCAAGCATGCTCACGCCGGTGGCGGAATCATTCAGCGCGCTTTCCAAGGCCTCGTAAGCCCCCGTCCACACGCCCCTGCCGGTGGCGCGGTCGTACCGGCTTGTATCCTCCTTGCCCTGCATGATCGCGGCGATCGCCTCACGAGTCGAAGCAAGCCCAAGCAAAGCCTTCCACGAAGCAATCACGTCAGGTGCGAAGACGAAGCTGTCCGACCCGTTTATGGGCGGATTACAGCGGATAATGCAAAGCCCACTGTTATCATCCATTTCGAAAGTCGCTGACAACATTCCCTCCAATCATTTGACCAAATAAGCCAGGAATTCCGCGTAAACATCCACCGGGCAAGGCTGGTCGGCGTTGTAAAGCTTCAATGTGAAGCCGCTCTGACCGCCCGTATTGGCCGGGTGCGCGATGATGCCCGCCCAATCGCTGTCCGCGTTAGCGACAACGTAATAGTGGCCGTATTTTGTGGGGCTGAACGTGCAATTGACTTGCATGGAAGCGCCGGTCGCAATCTTCGAGCCGGGATTCGGATACCACGCCTTCCACGCAGCCTGGGCATGGAACGTAAAACGGTTCGTAATGCCGCCAAGATAGCCGCCGAGATACACGTATCCGGTGCCGATGTTCGCGCCGACTCCGACCTCGCCGTTCGCGTCTTGCGCTTCGAGCCAGCACTCCGAACCGTTCGCGCTATCGCCGGCCAGAGTGAGGAAAGCGCTGCTTTTCTTGCTCTCGTCCGGCTCGTCGTAATCCGTGTTCGCCACGGCATGCACTCTGGATGTGACGCCGCCGCTGCCGGTACCGCCTTTCTTGCGCGGCTTCGATCTGAGAGACATGAACGCGGCGGGATCGTTCTTGCTCACGTGTCCGCTCCACAAGTCCAGTTCGCTCATCGCGCCGACCTGATTCGACTGGATGACAGAAGCGATGGCCGGATGCGAAAAGTAGGCGGTGGACCCGTTGTAGGCCGGGAATTCCAAGCCATCACCGACGAACGTTTCCGTGCCGCCGATGATGTAGGTCTGATAATCCGGACTGATACGCACCCTGTGCCCGCTGATGCGGGTTTGGAAAGTGCCGGTCAGCAGATTCGACTTGCCTTCGCCGTCCAGGTAGACGGTGCGATTGTGGTTGCTGTCCCACATTTGCAAGGCCGTGCTATTGAGCTTCATGCCCGTGTTCGCGGCCTCGGAGCTCTGGAAGACGGCGCCCGTGAAGACGTAGCCCTTGAACTGGCCTGCCGCCACCTTGTCGGACGTGATGGTGCCAGCCGCGATCTTGACGGCCGTCACGCTGTTTGCCGCCAGCTTGTCGGCTGTAATCGCACCAGTCACAATCTTGGACGCATTGACCGAATTAGCAGCCAGATTGTCTGCGTTTACCGCGCCAGCAGCCAAAGCGGCAGTGGTCACGGCATTAGCCGCAATGTCGCCCGCTTGAATCTTGTGGACGTTGAGCAGCGCCACGGTCATGTCTTCCGTGACCTTGAGCTTGCCCGTGGTCACGGAATTGGCTGCAATCTTGTCGGACGTGATGGCCAGTGCGACGATATTGCGCGCCTGCACCGAGTTGGCGGCGAGTTTCGCGGCGGTAACCGCATCAGTCACCAGCTTTTCAGTGGTCACGCTGTTGGCCGCGAGCTTGTCCACCGTGATGGCATTGGCCTTGACCTTCTCGGCGGTCACGCTATCTACGGCGAGATGCTTCGCAGCCACCGTGCCAGCAGCGAGGATGTTGTTCGCCACGAGGTCGAATGGCTCGAAGCGCGTGCCATCCCACGTCAGGACTTCCACCACACGATCGGACAAGGGCACCAAGACGCTCGGACTGTTGTTCGGCGCGCCCTGCCAGTAGGTGTAGAAGTCGGCCAAGAGGCTCGGCGAGTTGTTTTTCTCGCCTTTCCACCTCGTCCAATATTTCTGCGTCCTCCACCACATGTCCCCCGGCTTCAAGCCATCATGATTCGGTTCGTCGGGGCCACGGTAGATGAGGTTCTTGCCGTCGGCGGTTGTCTGCGCCTTCTTGGCTGCGGCCTGAGCCTGATTAGCCTGAGAAGCCGCGTTGGCGGCAGCGGTCGAAGCCTTGTCGGCGGTGGCTTGAGCGGTCTTGGCCGCATCATTCGCCTTGACAGCCGCATTCGCGGCGTCGGTAGCGGCCTTATCGGTCACAGCCACCCAAGCACTGCCACTCCAACGCTTCGGCGTGTTCGCACCGTTCGTGGTGTCAATCCACAAGGTCGAAGCCTTGCGCATCGACGTGGCCGGCGCCGTGCCCTGGATAAGCACGTCGGCCTTGCCGTTCGCCACGCCAGCGGCGGCAGCGGCAGCGGTATTCGCCTTCCTCGCGGCGGTGGCCGCGTCGGTGGCGGACTGTGCCGCACTGTCAGCCGTGGCCTTGGCTTGGGTCGCCATACTGGACGCATTCGCGGCAGTGGTCTTGGCATTGGCCGCGTCCGTCTTCGCGTTGGAAGCGTCCGTCTTGGCCGAAGCCGCGTCGGACTTGGCGGATTTGGCGGACTCATTGGCCGTATTGGCCAGTGTCTCCGCATTGCCTGCGGTCTTCTTCGCGCTTTCGGCGGCGGTCTGTGCCGCGTTGGCCGCATCCTTGGCCTGACCTGCCGTTGTCGTCGCGCTCTTCGCGGCAGCAGTAGCCGCATTGGCGGTGGACTGCGCGGTGCCCGCAGCGCTCTTCGCACTGTCTGCCGTGCCCTGCGCGTTTTTCGCGGCGGCAGCGGCATTCTCGGCGGTCTTCTTGGCGTCGGTGGTCTTCGCGGCGTTATCCGCGATATCCGACTTCGCCTGAGCGATTTCGTCGGCATTGCGCTCCACGTCGGCATAGCCCATGTGGTTCCAAGCGGCACCATCCCAGACAAGCGTGTCGATAACGCGGTCGGAGAGCGGCACGAGCACGGAGGGGCTGTTGTTGGGTGTTCCCTGCCAGTAGGTGTAGAAGTCGGCCAAGAGGCTCGGCGAGTTGTTTTTCTCGCCTTTCCAGCGAGTCCAATACTTCTGCGTCTTGAGCCACAGGTCACCGACAATCAGATTGTCCTTCGGCATGTCAGGCCCACGGAAAGTGTGATTCTTTGAGTGGGCTTCGGCATACGCCTGCGCAGCCGACTCCTTCGCCTTGCTGATCTCGCCATTCGCGGTGGTCAGGTCGCTCTTGGCCTGGGCAATGTCCTTCTGCGCCTGCGATAGGTCAGTCTTGGCTTGAGCGAGCGTCTGATTCGCCGCATCAAGATTAGACTTGTTGGACTGGATATCCTTCTGGGCCTGCGTCAGCTTCGCCGTATTATCCTTCAAAGCCGTCTGATTGTCAGCCAAATCCTTTTGAATCTGCTTGACCTCATCAGGCGAGACGGCGGAAGCCACGGTCACAGTGGCAATCGCAGACCAGTCAGACTTATTGCCCGCATGATCGACAGCACGAAACGCATAAGTATGAGACGTGCCAGCCGTCAAACCAGTAATCACATAATCGCCAATACCAGTCGAAACAGCTGCAATCTCCTTGAAACTACCATTAGTCAAACGTTCGCCAAGAATGTTCCTGTCCCAGTCAATCGGCATGGAACCACCATCAGCAGTTTTTCCATCCCAATTAACCGAAACCACACCCAACTCAGACGAAAGAATCGGCTTAGACGGTACAGGAGGAGGAGTCGTATCCTTAGCGACAGTCAACGCGAACACGCTAGACCATTCGCCCATCTGATCTGAATACGATGGGACAGCACGCACTCGGATAAGAATCTGAACACCACAATCCAAATTCGACCAAGACAACGTGTGCTCGGTTGTAGTACCAGCCGAATGCCACTCATATCCAGTCTTATTCACACGATATTCGACCACATACGACGTGATGTCCATAGCAGTGCCATCAGTAGCCAACGTCACATCATCCCAACGGGCGGTCACCATGCCACGCGCATACCCGTTCACATTGATGTACGCATCGGAATTGGCTGACAGGTTTTGAGGAGCCTTCGGAACACGATGATCCTTCTCAGGAGCCGGAATCGCACCAGACGCGCCACCCAAATGAGCACCACCGGTAATACCGTTCATACGCTTCGTCAAACGAACCGAGGAATCATAATTCTTATCGTTCAGAATCAGCGAAGCCTTGAACCCAGTCGAGTCGAGTTGCAAAGTGACCTGTTGGACACGGACCTTCTCACGGTTCGCCACTGTAGGCGCGGTAATCCAATCGCCTATCGTGTAATCGATGAGCGGCAGACAAGACGCTTCGACAACGTTCACGGATCGCGTGTACTGTCCGCGAACCCTAGCCGCGTTAGCCAACGTCGGTTTGATGAGATGTTCGGCGGTCTCCTTCTTGTTCACACCCTGTTGGCTTGAATACAATTCCCAACCGCCCCAAGGCTTCGGGGCGTTCGGATTATCCTGCCGGAAATTAATATTGTCGCCACGTACAAGGATCGAGGAAGCCAACCCGTCGATACTCTCGTCATCGGGAGCCTCCGACACATCCTGAGCAAGCGTCACCACACACGATTTGGACAAGTCACGGCAGACGGCGACGCTATCGGCGTTCCATAACAGCAGTTGACGGGCATCGGTACGCCAATCGCATAAGCCGTTGTTCACCAGCGAATCCAACACGTCCTGTATGGAAATGCCAAGATCGTAATATATGCTCGGCAGCATGTAGCCCCACTGCTTACCAGCGGAATCAGCACCGGAAGTGAACCGGCTGCAATCAACTTTCACGCCGCCACGATTCCAATTCTCATCCATGAACGTGCGCATGATCGTGCCAGCGTTCGCGTTCGCGAATTTACGGGTGCCTTTCTCGTCTCCGCTGGTCTCCAATCTGGACGTGTCCAGATTCAAAGCCTTCTTCAACAGCCACCCGTAGGAAACGCCGGTCAACGACACCGTGTCGGACACGTCCAAAGCGTTCCTTGAACGTGAAGCGATAACAAACCGGCCATTATACGGTTCAATCCAGCGTCCACCATCAGACACTTCCACGGCGATTTCCAAGCCGGTTTCAAGACGCCGGTCAAGAATCTCACCACGCAAAGCTTTACGCGAATAGCTGACGGTCAAAGCACCTACAGCATCATGAGTGAACGACACAGTATAGGAAGTCGGCTCAGGCAGCAATCCAAGCTTGCTTCCATTGGCCTGATATGCGACAAGACGAGATTTTAGAGTCTTACCCATAAGCATCCCTCAACTTAAAAAGAAAGAAGCCAGTGGAAATCACCACCAGCTTCTCTTAAACCTGCACGCCACATTCCCGGAACCAGTGGCCTTAACTGCAATCCTGTAGTCACCAGAAACATCAGGATTGACTTGCAACCTACCGGAAGGCAGATAATCCAATCCGACTATCTCGTTCTGAGAACCGCCAGACCATGCGGAATCACTATCGGAACTCCATGCAGTCAACGATCCCGCATCCAAATACAAGTAAGGCCGAGCATCCACGCGCGTGCCAGACCATGTGATACCGGTACCGGATACCGTATCCTTCACCGTTATGCCCGTCACACCTTTCGGGAAACGAAACACCATGTCTGTTATGGGAGCGTCACCGCAACTATACGGAAGTTGAGTGGAAAGCACACTCGGACTAGCGTTCGGAACGCCCTGCCAGAACGTGTAGTATCCGGCGGACGGCATCACCGAACCACCGGACATGACCTTCCCACCGTTCAAAGGCAGCGAGACGGTCTCATATGCGACGGAACGCCACCACACGTCAGGCATGGCAAACACGGCAGTGAACGGAACAAACCTGTTCGGATGACTCTTTGAATCGTCAGGACTCAAAGAGGTCAACTCGACACGGGCACGCTGCTCGACACCATCGACAATCCGACTCATGACAAGATTCGGCATCGTGCATAACCGCATCAGCCTGGATGATTCACCAAGCACGTCAGGCTCCCAAGCGCATACCTGCAACGACAATTGACGTTCCGAAAACCTAGGCGTCATGCCGGAATGGATAGAACCATGCCGTTGCGGAACTGTCGAAACGGTACGGTCAACACTGATGGCGCTCAACAATGTCGAACCAACAGTAACGATGCAGTTCTCCGAATCAAGAGGAACATTATTCAACTTGTAGAAACACGTGGAAAAAGCCACGATACTCCCCTCTCACATGCCGATCATCGCAGCCTTGTCCAACTTCTGATTCGTCTGAACCGAGATTGGCGTGATAGTCGGATATTGGAAGTTCTGCGTGATGTTGTACGTAGGGCCGCTTTCAAACTTGACATCGTCGGAAGAACCCGCCGAATAGTCCGAAACCATGGAAGGCATCGAAACACGAGTCATACGACGCGCGTTCTTCAAATACTGGCTTGGAATGTCGCCACTCGCATTGATGGCGCTCATCACTCCCTTGCCGTACAGGGCCTCCATGCTATGCACTGCGGCGGCACGCACAACATATTCACCAGTGGACACGTCGGTGGAATCGTTCAAAGCGATGGAATCGCTCGTATTCGTTCCACGTCCGACGATCCTGCCGGTGCGGGTCACATTATCGCCCTCGACCTCACCGCCTGTGGCACGTCCTCTCTTGGTTCCGAAAATAGCGTTGAACGTCCTGCTCGCCCAACTTCTGCCCTCGGCCCACAAAGTGCCGAGCATTCCCCAGAAACTACCGGAAATATTTCCACCGAACTGTGCGTTATACGTGCTTCCATTCCACTGGTTCGCGGTGCGCTCAGCACTGCGTTTCGCCGGCTGGGTGTTGTCCCTCGCGCCGAGTGACGCGGTGGGTCTCAACGAACCGTAGGCGTTGGCGTCGCCTTTCAAATAGTCAATGGTCATCGAAGCAAGATCGGAAGCCTTCAGATTGGTCGTATAGCCATTGCCATCAGTGCCTTTCTTGAACAGGTCGGCATGTTTCCTGACCTCATCGGTAGCGACAACGGCCTGATTGCCGTTGGCATCCAACACGATGGTGTATTTGCCTGAACCGTCTGTGCTCGCATTGTTCATGAGATTGTTCACGGTTGATTGAACCTCATCCGCGCTGGACAATGCTCCGCTGTTGATGCCGTCAAGGACCGTGGTGAAGATGGCCGTATTGCCCTCGCCGGGGAACAATGCCCGCAAATCAGACAAGTAGGATGTCAGATTCTGCTTCGACTGTTCCGTTTCGGTCTTGAACAATGTCTTGACCTCTTCAGGAGTCAACCCATACAGTTGTTGCAGTTTCTGAATCTCCGACTCCGGTACGCCCATCGCCTTCGCCGTCTCGTAGAACTGTGTTGACAATTCCTGCTGTTTCGCATTCACCTCATCGGTTGACGCGCCGGAAGCGACCAACTGTTCAAGCCAATCATGGCCTGTCGTAGCGAGATTCTGCAAGCTGGTCTGAGCCAACTGTCCAGCCTCGGTCATGTTATTGAACGAGTCTGCGGCACTGTCCCAAACGTTCTGTACGCCCAATTCCTTGATGCGCTGGATGGAATCACCCAAACCGTTGTAAATCTGACCATATTCCGTTGCGACACTCAAAGCGTTCTGCTGCGCGGTACGCTGATTATTGACAATGTCGTTGTACTTCTGTGCGGCACTGTTCAACATCTGCTGACGTTGAGATTGAGTCGCAATGGCAATGGAAACCGAATCGGAATCCTCACCCATCTCGATCAAACTCTTCGCATAGCCGGCAGCATGACCATTCGCGACGGAAGTCGCTTCCGCATTATCGATGTACTGCTGACGTGCCTTTTCCATTACTGCTATAAGCTTCTTGGCTGCACCAGCTTCATTACCGTAATTCTGCGTCGCGGTAGCCGAATAAGTGCTGTGAGCATCATATGTGGCCTTCAACTGATTCATCATCGAGTTGTAAGCCTTCGTACTGCCGCTCGCAGCCTTGCTCAGGTCAGTGGTCGAAACACCAAGCTTGTCGGCGGCTTCGGCAGTATTCTTGAATCCAGTTGTCCAATCATCCAACCAGCTCCAACCAGTCTCAGCATAATTACCGTCCTTGAACGCATCCTGAATCGCGGAAGCGACATTGGATAACGCGCCGGAAGCTTCGGCGGCCGAATCAGGAATCTTACCCAACGCTGTCGCAATATTCTCGGAAGCACGCTCAGTCGCCTGAGCTTTCGCATTGTAATCGGAATACGCTGCGACTGCTGCCGTAATGGCAGCCACACCCCAAGTCACCGGATTGGAAAGCGTAGACGCAAGCATCCCACCCAAACCAGACGCCACGGCCTTCACCTTGCCCATCGCGCCCTCAGCAGAGCCGACATTCGACACGAACTTAGAAACAGCGGGATTAGACGCCACCCACCCCTGAGCGACATTCTTCAACGTCACACCAGTACCGGCGGAAGTCACGCCCAACTCCATCAAAGCCTTCTGCCATTGCAGCGACTTCATCGTGTTCTCAACCACGGCAAGCTTCACCGTGTCCAAAGCGGTCTTGCCAGCCTTGCCGAACGTGGCGAACACGCCCAACGCGGCCTGAATCGGTTCCGGCAACGCGCTGAAAGCCTTAGCCACAGCCTCGGCGGCGGTAGCGATAGCCTGAATCAGCGGAGCAGAAGCACGAAGAGAAGCAGCCAATGTGCCGCCGAACGTCTTAGACAGTTGCCCGACAGTCGAAAGCAGCTGGCTGAACATCGGACTCACATCGCCAACAGCGTTGAACACCTTCTGGAAACCATCGGAAACACCAGACGAGAAATCGGAAATACCACCGCTACTGTTCTTCAACAGGCGGCTCACATTCTTCGTGAACGAAGCAATCGTCCTACCGGCATCACCGAAAACATTTCCCACGGTATGCCGCAGAGAATAGCCAGCGTCACCAATCTCGGAGAATGAATCACGCATCGCGGACTGCGCCACTTTAGCGCCAACGGCCCACGACTTCAACGTGTCTTGGAACTTTGCCGAATTGACAGCCTTATCCGCCTTCTGCAACTCCTTGGAGAAGCTTTGGATGCCATTCTGGTCCTCAGCCAAAGCGGAATACAAGCCGGAAGCAATACCCATGAGCGCTTTCACGGAATTCTTCAAATATCCAGCCTGTTCAATGACACGCTGCATCGACTTCTCAATCTCACCGGACGCGCGTGCGTTATCGACCCAACGTGCGAACTGATCCGCAAGCTCACTCACATACCGTGTGGCACGAGGGAGATACTGGCTAGTTGAATCGCCAAGATTCAGGAAAGCCTTGACAAGGCTCTCAACACCCGGTTCCAAATAAGTCAACGACTTATTCACATCGTTGAAAATGCTGGATACGACGCTTGTCTTATCGGCTTCCTTGACCATCTTGGTCATGCCGACGACGATTCGTCCCTCATGGTCGGCAAGAGTTGACATTTGGGGAATCAACGTGTCGGCAATGGAATCAGCCAATCCACGGATGGCCGGACGGGCCTGACCGTAGAACGCGTTAACCACGCTGTCGGACAGCTTGCCCAGCTTCGTGGATGCAATGTCGATCTGCTCGCTCCAAGTGGCGCCCTTTTCGCCCCAAATCATCTTCACGGACGCATAGGCGGCGCCCAATCCGACGAGAGCGGCAGGAGCGGCCAATGCGGCCTTCGACATGGAAACAATCGAAGCGCCGACGCCGAGCACGCTACGGGACATGTTGATAGCGCCAGCGGAAACACCGGCGAACACGGTACCCAATGCGGAAAAGAACGGAACCTTCTCATCCAGCGAGTCCATGAAATTCACGAATTTCTGGAATTGATTGTTTACAGCACGCAAGCCTGTCGCGCCATACGTCATGCCATCCAGCATTTTGCCGAAATCAGTGGCATGGAGTTTCGCGTAAATCTCGACGGAACGAGGACGGGTGAGCATGGCAAGATGAGTACGGGCACCAGCCGTTTTAAGGTCGATGTCCATTTCAAGCTTCTTATAATCTTCTTGAAGCTTCTTGGCCTTCTCACGCGCACGGGTCACATCCAAATCAAGATTGACCTCATAGTGGTAGTTCTTGTCCTTGCCGGCATGGAACGCAGCAAGATTCAGCTTGTCGATGGCTGACCGGTAGTCGGTCTCGATGTCGTTCGGAAGACTGCGGAATTTCCGCTTCAACGTTTCCAGTTCGCGTTCCATGCTTTTCGCGCCGTCGAGATAGACCTTCGCATGGGCGTCCATCCCATCGACCTGCTTCAGACGCTTGGACACGTTCTCGAGAACGTTGACGACCTCGGAAACATCGTTGACGTCAACACGGATGTTCGCCTTGCTGTTGCGCTTCAACTGCTGCATCGCATTGTCGAGCTGTTCGACGAGACGGTTGGCGCGAGCCATCGAGACATTGTTGGAACTGCCCAGAGGCTTGACCTTCTCGATCGCATCCTGCATACTGCGGATGTGCTTCTTGACGTTATCCAAAACGTCGATCTGCTTGTTCGCGTATGCCGTGGTCAATCGCGTGTTGCGTTTCACCGCATCCTGATACGATTTGCTTTTCAGCGTGACCTTGCGCCAAGCATCGCCACCATTGGCGATACGCTTGTTCATCGCGGAAACAGCCTTGTCGGAAGACTGAACTTGCTTGCGCATCGTTCGCAGATCACGCAAAGCGTCGGTCAGCTCGACTTTCGGGGATACTTTACGTTTATCAATGTCCCGAAGAACACGTTTCAGATCGGAGTCATCGCCACGAATCTCAACATTCTGGACGATGCCATCATCCTCGATACGCCTTTTCGCCGCACGCCAACGAGACATGTCAACGTCAGGCGTCACACGAACATCGAAATCGTCATCGGCGTACCTGGCGAGCTTACGGCGGAGTTCTTCGCCAAAACCCTTGGTGTTCGGATAAATATCAATTCCAACGGAACCGGCGAGATACTCCACCATAAGAACCCCTGTTTTTCAATCACATGCCCAGAAACGCCTTCATCGACTCGAAGTTGGCGGAAACACGCCTATCAACGCCATCGGCGGCGTGAGGGGGCATAATCGGTTTGAACTCAGGATGCTTGCCGTCCTTGAACTGCAATGTGCCGGAAACCAGCAAGCCGACCTGATTGTAAATACCCAACAGCAGACTCGTATCCTGAGTGAACCCGTGAAAACTCAAACCGGAATCACTCTCGGACTCGGCGCTGGCACGCTCATCAGGATGGTTCAGCAACCATTCCCGATACAGCGACTCGTCATAGCCGGCAAGACCGCCGATAAGGGTCAAAAGAAAACCGCCGTCATACTCATGCATGGCGGCGGGAAGATTCAGATTGTAGAACCTACGGAAATCACACGTAAGCTCTACTTTGCATTTCCGGTAGGCGTCCTTGACGCTTCGGATTTTCCCAAGGACGCACCATAGAATGCGTTAAGCAGAGTGAACACCTGCACCAGAACAGTCGGAGTCCTGCCAGTGACCCACTTGTGGTAGGCGTCAACGTCCTTGGCGATCTTCTCGAAGAAACTATCGCTGGCAGCCACCATCCTGGCTATAGCCAGACTTGAATCGACATCATCGGAAGTCTTCTTGCGGAACACGCCGTAACTGTCGGACGCCACGGCATCGACGACCATGAAATCGCATGTCTGCGCCACGGAGAACTCATGAGCCGGAACGAACTCAGGGCATCCGGCCAGTTCCTCGTGCTGTTCGACGAACTCAGCCAGCGTGTCAGGAATCTCCGGAACGGTCTTAACGGTGTTCTTATCAGTTTTGGAAGCCATAATCTGTAATCCCCATCAAAAACCCATCTGCCAATCGTTGGAAAGGATTGCCCCCGCACGGATGGGTACATGCGGGGGCAATAGGAAATCTCAGCCTTTCGAGGTCAAACCCGATACGGTCTGGGAGGAGTCACCCGGATTCTTACCGCTGGAATCCGGGCTGGTTATTTTGACACGAACGTCTCCGGGGCGAAAATCTGGTACGCGCCAACCTCACCATTGGCACCGGCCTTCAGCACGCTAGTGGATTTCACGACGGCGTTGAAGCTGAACTCCGCGAAATCCTCATCGGCGAGGCTGACGTTATCGAACGTGAAATCGGTCTCCGGCAGATACAATCCGAAGCTCAGCTTGTCGGAATCATCGTAGGCGAGAACGAACAACGCCAGATGCTGCACCACGGGCTGCAACGGCACGACGATGCCGCCCTGGTCGCCGGCCCAGCCGCCAGTAACCTTCGTGATCGTGGCCGAATCACCCTGCACGGACGCGCCGGACACGGTGATGGTCGGGGCTTCGGTAGAACTCTTCGCACCGGCGACAAGCCACGTGTCCTTCGTGGTGGTGTCCCCGCCATCCTTGCTGAAGCTGATCTTGTTGTTGTTGGAGGTATGGCCGATATTCTCCCAACTCACAGAGCCACTGCCGCCAGATGCTGCGGCAACAGTGCCACTATTCAACAAGAACGAGGAAACTTTGGTCGGAAGAGCGGTCTTCGCGGGAGCCGTGAACAACGTACCGCGAGACGCCTGAATCAGACCATCGGCATTAATAGCCATAATGGTGCCTTTCTACTTGAAATTGATAAAAGAAAAGGCCTGACCGATACCGGTCAAGCCTTGAACGAATCGCGGGCAGTCACAACAGCCGACAGCCCATACTCCTTGACGTTCTTGCCTTGATTCTCTTTTGAATCAGACTGCCTCTTCTGCGCCGTCACAGACACGGTGCCAACCGTCCCAGCTGTCGTGGACTCCTCGAACGGCCAACCCTGCACCGTCTTATACAAGTGACGTGCAAAACCGTGAGGATCGTTACAGTCAGCGGCCAAAACCGTGAACGTCACGCCGAAACGCCACAATCCACGGTCAAACTGTTCGGGAGCGGAAACATAATAGAGAAGAACCTGTCCACGTTCACCGTAAGCGTTCAAAGGCAAGTCAAGCTCGCTGCAAACCTTCACATCAGGCCACTCCTCGCACGGATACGCCCGATTCAACAGTTCATAAACCAACTGTTCCGCATCAATCGACTCACGAACATCAATGGCAAGACGCTGAAAAATGTTGTCCGTCACAATCTCACCCGACTCAACGAATCAAACATGATATGTTTACCCGGAATACGCGCTCTCGGATCACGAGGCCCATACTTGTGCTCAAGCCACCGGTTGAAATAGCCGAACTCCAAATGCGGAGCGACCTGCGTGCCATCACGGCCCATGACGGACATGACAATCTGATGATGCCAGCCGACTTTGCGAACGGAAACCTCGATCCTATCCGCAACGCTTGAATGCGTAGCGGCCTCATTCGCCTTCGCGCGGACGGCAGACACGCTATGCACGGCGGCGCGGCGTGTAAGTTCCGGCCCATACATCTTCGCAATATCGGTAGCGACGCTACGCCGAACCGTGACCCTTCCCAACGCCACCCACCTCCTTCACCCATTCAGGCTCGGAAATGCCGCCATCAAGATAATCGCCAATAACAACACGACGTGCGCGAATCTCCCAATGCCGGGAGAAACGAGAACCATCCCCACGCCACGTAGGAGCGCCGTCAGCATCGTAATAATCGCCCTTATACCAGATCCGGGAATAAATGTCGCCGGGCCATTCCCTCGCAATAATCTGCAAAGGAGTGACCTCTTCCAAACCGCCGGGGTTATCCGAAGATGGCGTCTTATCCTCAGCTCCGGAAATAGAGAACATGCCGGCCTGTTGCGCACGACCCTCAACACAGCAGATGACCTTCACCGGATCGCCAGTCTGCACATACTGGCCGCCGTGCGCGTCCTGAACATGCTTGCGAGGAATCACAACGACATAATCCGTGTCGAACAGCTGTTTCTGACCACCGTAATCGGTTTGGTCATCCTCGTAGAGGTAATGGCGTTCATTCGTATCATCGTCAAACAGAAACGCCATCATCAACCTCCATAACCGGGGTCGAAACCAAGACTGATGTGTGACATCGTGCCAGCGGATTCAGCGAAACCATTCAGAATCGATTTCTCAGCTTTCGACAAGAACAGCCGGGGACTTGGATCATAGCCAGGCTGATTCTGCTGCGGATCATGCTCCGTGTACGAGTAAGAACCGTTCGCTTCGGTTTTGAACCGGTTGAAACGTACTACGCGCAACACCATTTCGCATACGACCGACGCGAAATCACTTTCAGAAAGACGCCCCTTCTTCAAGCGCGTCCGAACAATCGGGCATTCGCTCAAACAGATGAGAGCGGCCTTGCGGCATTGAGCGGAAATCCAATCAGTGTCGAAATGCTCTTCAAATGAATCCGCGTCGGCGGAACCGTAGACGCGCATATACTTCAACCAGTCGATGTTGTCGATGATTGCCGTGCTCATACGCGCCTCCTACATCATGCGGTCAGTACGGTGGCCTTCAAGGTGCTGTTGGACTGCACTAGAACCGGCAATGCAGTACCGTTCACGTAAGCTTCGTATCCCGGAGTCGAAGACGGGGTATTCAGCACGGCTCCGATAGGGCCAGCGTTCTTCTCACGGCTGATGCCATATGCAGGAGTCTGAGCTTCAGCGGTCGGCCCCAACGCGGTGTAACCCATGTTCACGTCACCGAAAGCCGGAATCAGCAGGATGTTGTTTTCAGGGAAGAAGCTCTTGACGCCACCCGGAAGAGTAATCTTGGACTGGCGGGCGAAATCACGATACCTTTCGTCAACAACGTAAATATCCCGAATGCCGGTGTACAGGCTCAAGACGCTCTTCACATCATTCTCGGAAACAAGAGCCGGAAGGGTGGAACCCTGACCACGGAACAAGTAGTTGATGATGGCCGCGTTGGACGTCAAAGCGTTCACAACCTTACGGGTGGTGACCATGATGGTAGGACGCGCACCCTTCTTATCGTCGATAAGGTCGGACCATGCACGCAAATCCTTGACCGGATCACCAGTCTTGTCCCAAGTCTTCGTAGATGCCAAAGAAGTGGATAGTGCCGAATCACGCGCATAATCCCAAGCTGCATCCTCATTGGATTCTGTGATGCCGAGCTTCGCGTCAACAGCGACAGCCACACGCGCCTTCTCCAGACGGTAGGCCAATTCCTTGCCCAACTGAACGAAATAATCACTCAGAGTGGTCTTCAAATCTCCGTTGGTCATGGAAATGTTGCCATTTGCGATGTCCTTTTCGGACACGCGCATACGCTTACGCAACGGCAGCATGGAAGTGTAGGACAGCTTCTCACCGCCAACAGTACGACCATACGGTGCCTCAGCATCCCAAGTGGAGAACTTCATCTCATCAACCTCAGGATCATCCTGATTCGGAGTCCATTCGACAGACAAGCCGGTGAACTGGTCTGGCAGGATGGAAGCGAACGGCAAAGCTGCCGTAGTTGTCTGATAGGCTCCCAGCACGATGGCGGAAGCCTCGTCGGGAGTAATGATGTCCTTATTCAACAGACTCATTGAAAAACCTTCCTAATATGCGAAAACCCGCCATGATGGGCGGGTTTCAAACGGGTAGAAACTAAACTCAGGCAGTATGGCTGGTGTCACTTGCGGATGCGGCGGCAGTTGCCGGATTCAACACGGTCACATGCGGAGCTGCGGCGCCCTTGTCATAATCAAGGAATAATCCCTCCAACTTCGCCTTGCTGAAATCAACGGTGTACGGCAGATTCTTCTTATCGATAACGCCCATGTAGCGGACGCCGACAGTCGGATACTGATCCTCGAAACCGGTACGAGTGAACTGCACATGCACCTGAGACTCCAAGAAGCCGATGATCGTGCCATTACGGCCATCGACGGCATTCGGATCGTACGGGCCATAGTTATTGGTTCCAGTAATCTGAGCCAGCGGAATACCGGATTTAGTCCAAGCCTCGTAATCATCGTCGGTAATGGACGCGAAGTAATCGTTCTCATGCGACTTATCCTTGGTGAACGTAGCCAAGTCAAGCTGCGCTTCACGCACACCATCGGTGATACGATTGATAAGCCAAGACTGGTCATCCTTCGGAGCGGTCTTGGCGACAGTATGAACCATCTGATTGGCCATATTTATCTCCTTATAAAACTATTTCTTGATTTCGGAATGCTTCACGCCGTAGTTGTAAGCGTCGGAAACGCTTGACTGCGGCTTGCACACATGCATGTTTCTGCTCTGCAACTCCTTCGCCAACTCCGGCGATGGCTCACATGGAGCATTCCCATCATTCTTTTTCTGCCCCGCTTCAACCGTTTCAGTTTTGCTTGGCATGAACTTCACAAAAGCGTCAGCCCATTCGGAAATCTTTTCCGGCTCAGTCTCCCCACACAAAGTGTCGAAAGCCTCGTCGGTAATCTCTGGATGCATCTTCTGCGCCTGCAAACGGGCTATCTGCACATTCGCCTTAGCGAGAGCGCCCTCAGTGTCGGCAAGCTTCGCTTCGGCGGCATTGGCACGATCACGATTCTCATACATCTTCTGCTCGTTCTCACGGGCCTGATGCTTCCACATGCCCAACTTCTCGGAAAGGTCATCCGCACCATTCTTTTGAGCCACCGTATTAGCGGTTACAGGAGAAGTGGCAGTGTCCTTCGGCTGCGCGGTCACGCCCGTTTCAGGCGCATTCGTAGATGCCGCCGTTTCAGCGGTATTGGTATTTTCATCAGCCATTAGGCTTGAATCCTTTCAATAGTGTTATGCGGCTTCGCCAAGCATCGACCGCATCTGGTTGAGCATGGTCTTCTGCCATGCCATAGCCTGTTTCAAATTCTTGGAAGGCTTGAACGTGAACGTCCTACCCTCATAGCGGAAAGTCACCGGCTTACCGGCCTTCTGCACTTCCTTGTAACGCCGATTGAACTCGATTGCCCGATTCTCCATACGACGGCACTGAGCCAACGTGGATTTACGGTCAGGCGTATGCCAAGCGTCAGAAGCCTTCGACGGAACTGGACTGGGCGTATCCTTCGCATCCTCGGCAAGAAGCACAGGGCCCAACTCGCCATGAGTAATGGTCTTGACCTTCACCTGCTTCAACGCGGACGCGGTAGTACCACCAGCCTCGGCGTACAAGCGTTTCAAATCCTTCTGATTCAACTGGAAACCCGGATCGTAATCACTGCCAGCCGGTGCCACACCACAATGACAGTTAGCGTGCAACGGCAACAAGTCAGCCGTCGAATACCATCGGTCAGCCGCCACCACGCACAAGCCACAAGAACCCGTCTTGGACAGTTCGGGATGTAACACCCTGCGATACTCCAACACCTTGCTATCCTTGTACCGTTCAAGCGTGGCGCTCGTCTGCGCCCTCGAAACATCCTCGTCAACAGTGGTCTGCAAACGGTTGAACGCCTGTTCAATCCACTTATCAACCTCGCTGAATATCTCATCGGTCTTGCTAGGCCACGTTTCAGGACGAATCGTGGGGTTTTTCACCGCAAGACTCCGATACGTGTCAGCCGGACGTTGCGCCACAAGCCACGGATCGGTATTGTCACGAGGAAACACCAAACTAGGCACATCCCCCTTCGGAGTGACGCCCACAAGCTTCAACGTCTCATTCGCATAGGAGACGCCCAAACGGCGCACCTGCTGAATCAACGCCATCTCCAACAACGCCATACGGGATGCGACGGCAAACGTCATACCATCATTCCACCAGTCAGCGGGCGTCAGCATGTCCCACATTCTGTGGGCTTGACTCACATACTGGTTCACCAGCGTTGCACGAGCCTGTTCAAGCGTGTTAGACAACGATTCAAGCGACTTACCGGCCATCAGGACTCGGACTCGCCTTCATCGACAAGCTCACCCTCGACGTTCGGCAAACCATCCACAGCGGACTGGGTTTCATCATCCCAACCCGTAGCCGGTTCCACAGCAGCAACAGGCTTCGCATTACTCTTATTAGCCTGGCCGGAAATGTTGAACTGGTCTGCAAGACGGTTCATATCATCCTCCGACACATCCTGAGCGGTGAAGCCCATCTTGTGCGTGAGAATCGTCCTACGCGCCAACAAGCCACTCTGATACAACAACTGGCAAGCCTGAGCCTGTTCCAGCGAACTGGTCGTGTCCATCGGCTTCCACACCATCTCAAACTCGGACGCCGAAGCATTCGCGGTTTTAGACGCGGCCAAAGCCATACGCACCATACGCACGATAGGCTCAGAATCCAACTCGTTCATCGTCTGCACTTTGAACTTCAACGTCTCACGCTTCAACTCAGCACCATTGGCGGAACCCTGCACGTCAGGCGAAAGAATATCCAACGGAATGCCAGCTGCGGAAGCCAACTGCTTCACATCAGCCATGATGTTGTTCTGCAAAGAACCGGTATCAGTGGTCTGAGACTCCCAAATATCAACACCATCAGGAAGCTTCCACAACGCCGCAGGGCCAACCGCGAACGTGGATGCCAAATCAATAGGATCACCAGCCTGCTTGTCGCCGTCGATGACTTCCTGATCCTCTTCGGTGTACGTGGTTGGAACGGTGCCCTTGATGGCACGCTGTCGGAATGCTTGCATCATCGTGATGCACAAACGGTCGAACGTTTCACGGTCGATACGTTTCAGCATCGGCAGATACGGCTCGAACAATCCCTGCCCGTCAACCGTGCTCAAACGTACGATAGGGAGCGAATCGCATCCCTCCGCATAAGAGAAATCAGATGCTTGTGAATCCTCAGCCCACTCCCAATCGCTACCAGGCTCCCAAGCTTTCGCATCAGACGCGAACTTAGCAACCGACGAAACATCGTTAGGATCAACAACGGAACGATCATGTTCACGTTGTGCCGTCTTGGAATACACTTTCGTCGTGGTCTTGCTGTCATCAACAACAAGACGATACAATCGAATGACTTCCTTGTTCTCGCGGTCCAGATACGTGTATTGGATAGCAGCAGTCTCACCAACATCCATCCAGCATTCCCAAGGGCTGAGAGGCGTGATGAATCTCCCACGTCCAGCATTGGAAACCAAGCCAAACGAGCATCCGTAATCGCCTTTGTCTGGCAGCATATTGCGACGAAGAATAAAATTCAGGCCGCATTGTTTCGCCATCCTATCGGCATCAGTATCCTTCAACGAGGAATCCTCGACCTTACGGAAACCATTAGGCTGCTGGCGGTCGGTCACGCTCTCACTGATACGACGGGCGAGATTCACAACACCCAACTGGCGCATCAGCTTGTACACTGGGGCAGCGTTCGGATCAGTGCCTTGAGGCACACTGTTCGCATCCACCATCTCCCTGCCATCCTTGAACAGTTTCAATTCGGCAAGATACGGCAGACGAGCGCCCCACTCCCGCGCCAGATTGGTAATGACGTAAGCATCATCGTCATCATCGGAAGCGTTCTTAATCATCAACGAGTCAGACACTCGAAATCACCACCTAGTAGATTCTCATCGGAGCGGAACGGCGTTTAACCTCAGCCAACTCCAAATACTTTCCACGAGCCGTATAAGCCAACAGGCCAGCCATGCACGCATCAATCTTGTCCGGCGAATTAGGAGACTCCTTATAAATCGCATACCCAGTACGGGTCTCACGCCTACGCGCATTACGGAAATGATTCACCAACCGCGGATCAGCAAGCAACGCGATATCATCCTTGACCGGTTTGCTTTTCTTATCCGGCTCCGTATACGGGTAACGGAACGCTGTATGCGCGTTATCCAACGCGACCTGCATGTCCTTATACCAGTTGTTAGTCCAGAACTTGATCTTGTCGCCGCTCTTACGCGGACCGACCTTCAACTTCTTCCCGTAATCCTTCTCCCAACCGCCAATCATCTGCTCGAAATACGCGACATCAGCGAAGAAGCCGACCACATTGTAGTTGTCCATCATCCAACGGGCCATGCCGTCGAACGCATCACGGTTCACACGCCAAGTGGCCTTCTCAGGCCCATCAGGAGCGGACTCCAACTTGATAAGGAACAACATGCCATCGGACACGCGGCAACCCACAAGTGCCGTCGAATCATCCGACACGGAACCATCGAACCCCAACGTGATAGGCTCACGTTTCGTCACGAACCGTTGCCACGCGCCATCCAAACGAATCGAATTGAACGCGGTGTGCATTTCATCCCGATACAGCATGTGGGATTGAATGTCGGACTCCGTAAGCCAAGCATCATGCACGCTCGACAAAGTGTTGAAATAGTAGCGCATCGAATCCGCAGGGTCTGAATCAGGCTGGTAAATCTGATCCATCTGACCATTCAGGTCAATCCACCCATCCTTCGACGGGCCAAGCTCACCATCCCAATACGTGTGCCCCTCGGGGTCAACACCATCAGCATTCAACACGGTCATACGACCATCCGGCAATATCAGATGATCCTTACCGTCCGAACTCTTCGCACTCGCACCATACGCGACCTGCAAGGCGCGGAGAACCTTCTTCTCGTCAGCGAAATCATCCAAGTCGATGTTCGCATACACATGGTCGAAGTAGATGCCGCTACGATGCTTGATTTTGCCCGAAGCGGTATCCCACGCATACTTGTACGATGTTTCAGCGATGGACTCTTCGCCCGGCTTGTACATGGTGGACGTTTCAAGAATCCACGGGTCTGCATCACCTTTACGTTTGCCGAGGTTACGTTGAACGGTCTTGTACATGTTGCGAAGCTTGTTCGTGTTGTACAAGTGGGTTTCATCACAAGCGGCGAACGTTTCCAAACCGCCATCCTTGGACGCGGCACCACTCGTGGTGGGAACAATCTCCCCACCCTCCGGCAAGCCGATACGGGTACGACCAACATCAAGGCCGACACCCTTCAACTGGCTTAAAGGGCCTTGATCGCAGTTGTAGTAAATCGAATCGAAAATGTTACCAGTCTGGCCTTCGGCGGTAGCCAAGCAGAGAATCTGCGGCATCTGCACCATACGTCCAACAGGCTCACCCTTCGCATACGGGTAGACCTCGCCCAGAAACTCGTAAGTCTCCCCTTCTTCCGCCCAATGGTCGAACCTGCAAGGAGCCAAACCCTCGAACGCGCAAATGCCAGCGGCCTTACCGGACTTGTTCTTACCCTTCGCACGCGAATAAAACACACGATTGAACCGGCGGGTACCCCACTCGGTCAACGCATAAGCGTGAAGCATGAACACGTACTCGTCCATGTCGAACGCCTCAGGCAAGCCAACACCGCCACCACGACCAACACGGAAGAAAGTCTCAATCCACCAAACCGCGAACATTCCCATCGAACGAGTCAAATCCTCGCCATGCAATTCGGGAATGCGCGTATGCATCAGGCACCACCATCAATGACACGCAAACCCAATGCGGAAGCACGCTGCCTGTTCCGTTGAACGTTACGAGCACCCTCAGTATCGCCCTCATACGCGGAAGCCTTCATATCGTCAGGCTGCGGAGCATCGAACTTCAACCTCACACGAGCTTCGGGTGTAATGCCCAACGTGGCCTCACGCTGACGAATCTCGGAAGCCAACATCCAACGGCCCTTAGTCTTCGGACGCCAGAAATCATCCTTCAACAACGCCAAATCCTGAACCGCGTACCAGTCGGCCTCAACACCCATACGCTGAGCCAACGGACTGACACGAAGCGACTCATACCACTTCTTCGTCCGTTCAAGCCACTCCTGCCCATCAGGGCGAACAGCAGGAAACTCCAAACCCATCGGACTATCAGGCGCACGAAGAATCGGATTCTTCGACTTCTGCGCACCACGACCATTACCAGCCACAGCCAGCCTCACAATCCGCCCGTTTCAGGCAATACGCGAAGCTAGGACGTTCCACCCTCGCAACGCTTGTGAACCAGCAGACGATTCGCCAAAGTCGCACTATGCGACTTCTCCAACGGAACCTTCCACACGAAAGCGGCACCATCGGCACCACTCGAACCAACATCAACCAGCTCATGGCATTTCGCGCACAAGCCGCCACACTTCTCAACCACCTGAGAATCAGTAAAAGACTCAACAACAAGCTCGGACTCAAGCTCGGACACGTCAACCGGACGCACGTACATAGTCGTTTCAGGCTTCACCGGCAACGACTTATCATCATCACGAGCACGCTTATACGCCACACGGCAACGCCCAGAACAAAACAACTGGTCGGAACGCTTCGGATCAAACCACGTATGGCATTGAGGACACATGCGCTGACGCAACGGCTTCAGCGGAGACCCCGAATAACGGTCACGGTCGTAATGCGAACGACACAATCCCTTCGCACACACCGGATTAGCGCAACCGGCAACCGCGCACATGAACTCATTCACTTGAAAGCCGGGTGAGAATACCAACGCTTCTCCCTCCGACTCCTACCCTTCGCACGACGAACCTCAGCAGACTCACCCTCGGTCTTCCGCTGATGATGCCAACGACACAACACCCACAAATTCTCAGGACGATCATCATCATGGACGGGATTACGAACCTTATGGTCAACCTCATTCCCATACCGTCCGCACAGGCGAACATTCCCGTAATCATCCTTGACCGGCCACTGGCACCTATGCCCATCCCGTTCAAGAATCATCGCACGGACACGCGGCCAATCAGGATTGAACCGTTCATCACGATGGGAACTAGACCACGCCACAATGCCTCCACAAAAACAGGGTTGGCCGGTGCTGAGCAGGAAAACACGCCAAAGGGGAAACATCCCAGCAGGAAAAGTTCTCAGATCAACCAACCCAAGTGCTCCGGGAGGGATTCGAACCCTCACACCCTACAGGTAGCGCATTTTGAGTGCGCCGCGTCTACCATTCCGCCACCAAAGCAAAAGAACAAGCGTCCCACACTCCACCCACAACAGGAGCATGGGACGCTCGTTCAACCCCCAGAGAGCCATAAGGAACCAATGGCATCATCACAATGGCTTTTTACCGCCAGCCACGGCGCGCGGATGCTGAGGGAGTCGAACCCCCGAACCGTTCCCGGTCGCCACCTTAGCAAGGTGGTGCAATAAGCCACTCTGCCAAGCATCCAAAATGCAAGAGCCGCCGCAGCGACTCAGGAGACTGTTCCCGCAGACTAGGCGGGTCAGCTAAAACTAGAGCCGCCACAAGACGACTCCGAAGACCTTTCCCACAGCCTGTGGGTAGGCTGAGCACAGCATGTTGGACTCGAACCAACATCGACGGTTTTGGAGACCGTAATGCTACCGGTTGCACCAATGCCATATACCCGACTTAGTTAACGTCCAAGTCGGAAAGACGTTCGGCATGGTGGAATGGGCTTTACCACCAACGGCAAGGAACGTGAAACATCTATGCACCCGTTTGGCCGTGCCTCCCCTTCGGTCATCAACCACCTGATTAAGGCAGGGAGCCTCTTATCCCCCACATGTTCCAGCGGAGATATTCGAGCAATGCCATCGATCTCATAGGCAGCTACCCCATGAAACCTAGAGCAAACCCCGGGAATCGAACCCGGCAACCAAAAGGCTGTGCCAACAGGATTGCAGACCAGCCCAAAATAATAGGTACGAGTCCATGTAAGCCACGTCCGGGATAGACTGGTCGGATTCCACTGCTGACTGCATCACACCTAGGATACTCACGCTACGCGCAATGAGTGATAGCAGCCAGATATCGATGCGGACCCGAGCTGCGCTCTACCACCATCAACATCAATCCAAGGAACATTATACACAATATGTAGGGTGCAGAAACGGTTGCAACCACTAAATATGTGAAGACTTCGTAAGTAACGGGTAATCCAAAAATGTTCCAGCGAGCATTCAGCGTCAGCACTAGAGAGCCAGCGGCCTTGCTTTTTGCGCCGGGGGGACACTCCCCTACGGGGGTGTTTGTTGCATGGTGCAACATTAGAACGTTTGTGTGATTGCGTTTTGGCGTGTCGTGTGGTATCGCGCGGGCACGTTCCTTTGTATGCGATCATGTCCGTGCCCGTCGTGGCCGTCGTGGTCACGTCGTGGCTGTGGCCGTGCCGTGGCGTGGCCGTCGTGCCCTGGACGTCGTGACGTGGCCGTGGCGCGGCGCGGCCGTGGCTGTGGCGCCCGCCGTCTTTTTGCCGCCGTCGTGTGGTTGCGACACGCCGACGAACGCTAGTGTTTCCAATGGTTTATGTGGTGTCCGTGTTGTCTTGACTTGCTATCTGACTGGATAGCTTGTATAGTGAGAGCCATCAAGCAAAACGAAAACAGACGAAGGAGGTGCGAGCCACAGAGACTCAAGGCCGGGACGGCAACCCGGAAGCCCCACAGAAACGGCGGCATGGATGTTTGATAATTGAAGAGCGGACGTGATGAGGATATGGCGTAACGCAGCGGGCCGGGGTCTCACCCTCAAGGACCGGACGGCTGAAACGTCAAGGAGTCGCAACGTGTGGCGCGGTGTCCGGCATGGAATTGCCCCGCGCTGTCTGAGTGGTCTACGATGGCCTTAATCCAAGTTAGGAGTAAGGGCTATGAGTTTGAAAGAATTAAGGATGAAGCGCGGTCTAACGCAACGTGAGTTAGCGCAACGTAGTGGCGTGCATCATGTCGAGATTGCGCAGATTGAGACAGGTAAACGCAATGTTCGGGCGGTGTCGCTTGATACTGCACTGCGATTGTGCGATGCTCTCAAGATCGCTAATCCGCGCAAATTGCTTGATTCTGATTCTAAGTCTTCGGCGGAGTGATCCGCCACAGGGCTAGCGTAGTCTTTATGGCACGTCTAGCCCACGAATGAGTGGGGGCCATGCGCTACCAACACATGGCCCCAATTGCTCAGTAAATGTAACCAATCAATTAACCAAGCGGCTCTAAGTCTAGCAGGGCCGCTAGATAGGAGTATCTAAAATGAGTTTCGCAGATGATTACCGCAGTGAGGTGCGTTCTTCCATCGTTGACAATCTGTCTACCATGGCGGAAGACGAAGGCGTTACACCTACCGAACAGTGGTGTGACAACCGGCGTGATGATATTCTCCCGGTGGTGACTGGCGATGATAACGGATCGTGGACATGCAACACGGCCACGTCAACCGAAAACATTAATGGCGTCATGTTTTCCGCTGATTGGGATGGATTCATCCACAGTGATTACGCTTATGACGCGCCGCTGGATGATGCGGAGAGCCTTGAGATTTGCTATCGAGAGTATCTTTTCGATGAAGAGTTCCCGGCAGCTGTGGCCGAGTTCCTGCGCTGATTCTTCCCCCTGGCCTTCGGGCGTGAGCCTATCAATCACGCCCATATAGCCCGCGTTCGGGCATTACATTCCAACACAATCGAGGTGCTTTAAAATGTGCAGCAGTAACCAATTTTTTGTCAGCGACTACATGGACGTTGACAAGATTCCCGATAATAGACACTTCCAACCTCTCACTTTCGTGACCGAGGTCAAATGGAACGACGGTAAGACTTACTACGTGTTCGCCCCTCATGCCGACGCTCCTGGACGCAACGGCTTGTTCTTCATACGCGAACCGTACATTGAGGATGTTTTCAAGCGGATCAACGCGACTGTAGACGTGTACGTGCTTGATAACAAGCTTACGTTTTCGCCTGACTGTCTGACCATTAACGACGGGCGGCGTGTTCCGTTCCGTTGGGATGGTGAGTACACGTACCGTCTGCGTAAAACGTATTTCGCGGGGCGTTCGCCTTATGCATTTATCAGGCTGCTTGTTCAGCCGTGGTGGAATGCGAGGACTCATGCGGCGCTTACCGGTATCGGCTATATCAAGGCGGGTGTTGCAAATGCGTGAGAAGGTTACTCTGCTTGTTGCCGTGCTTGTTGGCCTGTTGGCTTTCGGCGTGGCTTGTTCCCCAGCGCTTTCCGATCAGCCGGTTGCCGATCCGCATGGTACGCCTGAGCAGCAGTGGACGTGGTGGCGTGAGACTTATGCCACGAAGGATTACAACCAAACTGACCTAGCGAGCTACCGTGAGTTGTCCGACATTCCGCAGTGCGGCATGGAGGACGGTAGCACTTCGGACGGTTACGAGCGTATTTGCGAGTGGCGTGGTTGCGTACCGCGACTACTACCAGCGTGGCAGTGACCAAACGTTGGAAGAGTCCGTGGCCGCGTACCTCGCTCAGCATGAGATTGTCGAGGTGGCATGAAATGTCACGTGTCGTCATCACAGCACAGCAGGTCAAGGCCGCTTTGAAGGCTACCGGCTATTCGTCCATCGAGTCGAATGTTCAAGCCGTGTTGAGGGAGATTGGCAAGCGTCCCGCATTGATAACCGCGTATCTCAGCACGGTTATCAACGCGGCTGCCGACAATCTGCCTGATCCGCGTCATATGGATTGCCTGTTCTGAAAAGTTTGGCCGGACGGTACTAGGCATACCGTCCGGCCATTGCAAACAGTAATTAACTCAACCAAACCATTTGCAAGGAGATTCTACCATGTCCCGTCATTTTTACGCTGTTTATTGGCCTTACGGTGTCAACACTTTCAATTTCGACCATGAGCCGATTGGTACTGTTGTCCCATTCGATACGACTAAAGCGCGTGACGCTTACGTTGCTGCTGACCGGTTCGACGGTAATTTTCATAAGAACGTGCCGGATTATCGATTGACGCGCAAGATGATGCTTGGCGCGCTGAGAGAGTTCCGTTCGTTGGATTCCAAGGGCGATGAAGGTTGGCGTGTGGATGGCGTCTTCTATGAGTCTCTTGGTGATGCGTACAAGGCGATGTTCGATGCTGATGCGCAGTTGCGTTATGAACTGTTCGGTGACGTTGATTCGAGGGAGGCGTGAGTGTCATGGAAACGTTGAAATTGTGGGCTGATTTTCATGTTGGTCAGCAAATGTATGCATATGACCATTTTGATGTGGTCGAGCGTAAGCGTTATTGGCGTCCCGTGTCGAAAACGTATCTTGTGTGCGCGTGGTTGCGTGACTTGATTCGTGGGATGCGTGATGCGCGCTTGGGTGGATTCCAAGGATGGTTGTACTGCGTTGTCAAGGATGGCGGGTTCACCACTCAGGAGCTTATGGGTCTTAACGATGAAATCGAGGTGTTGTGATGTGGCGGCTACGGTATTACCACTCTCACCGTGGTTTTTATCGGCTGGAACTCACGACACCTTCCGGCTTCATGTGTGGTTACACGCATTCCAGGATGATGCCTGATCTGGAAGCGGAAGCGTGGCTTATTCATGATGCCGGTTTGGACGGTTCGCAAGTGGATGTGCAGCGTGTTTTTTAGACACGTCCGATAATCCACACAAGTTTAATCATGTCAGCAAAAGAAAGGACAAACCAAAATGACCACCGCAATCGACATCAACACCAACGAGACCATCGACATCAAGCCCATCGTCATCGCGCAGAGCGGCGCGTGGGATGTGCTTCTTCTCGCCGACGCCAACACCGGCAAGCCCCTCGCGTACGGCGATATCAACCGTAAATGGTATACCGATTCGGCGTATGACGGTGACTTCGAACACGCGGCTGAAAAAATCGAGGGTGTCTACGGAGCAGACGAAGCCGAGTGGGAAGCCGCGGCAAACAAGAAGCTCGCCAAATACGGTCTTAAGCTCGGTGACTTTTCCGGAGACCGTTACATGCTGGTCGAGGCATGACATGACACGCAGAAAAAACAAGCGCCTCCGCCTAACCCCATCGCACCTGCCGCTCATCCGAGACAAATTCGTCACCGTCTGGCGGGAACGGGCGATGAGGCAGTACGAAGCCAAGCCGCAATACCGGCGCATCTTGGATGGAATGTGGAGCGAAATCGATCAGATGTCCGTCGCGCAATTGTGGTGGATCAGCCGCGACATGGCCAAGCTTGCCGCCGACACCGCCGCGCAGGGCGACTTCCCGCGGATGCAGGCCCCGGCCGCAAGCGGAGTGATGTTCCTTGAGGGTGGGGTTCCGGTAGACACGTCGTCGATTGGCATCACCAGCAATGTCGCGGGATTCTTCTGGGATCGGATTAGCGATGGCGAGACCTCCGTCATGGCATTTACCGATAATCCTGAATCGCTGCGGAAGAGTGGTGCGGACTCCATCGGTCTGCCTATCGATTGGCTTGACTTGACGGCAGCCAGGGCAAAATCCATCCACGATGCGGATGCTGTGTTCCAAAAAGCATGGATTGACTATCTGCAAGCCGTCTGGGCGTTGAGCGGCGAGCCGCGGATCTGCGACACCAAGCCCGCCGAACCCAGCATGAGATACCCGTTGCCGTCGCGATTCGAGCCGGAGATCCGCAAGGTCAAGATGCTGGTGCTGCGAGAGAATCTGCATCGTCCAGGTGAAAGCTCCGACAATGACGAACAAGTGCGACGCGAATACACCCATCGTTTTATCGTGCGTGGTTTTTGGCGTAATCAGGCGTATGGGCCGAATCATTCGTTGAGGCGTAGGCAGTGGATACCGCCTTTTGTCAAGGGTCCGGCTGATAAGCCTCTGATCTGTAAGGAGACGGTGCGCATATGGCGACGGTGAGCGATATGATCGCCGGCTTTCTCGCCGGCTTGTCGCCGGGTACAAGGGCCGTGTATCGGAGCGTCGTATCGCGGTGGCTGCGCTGGTGTTCGGATAATGGCATCGACATGCTGCGGGCGAAGCGCACCCATATCGAGGTGTTCGCCGCCTTCCCGTGCTGCTTGTCCCACTCGTCCAATGCTTCGAGCACTCTTGGTAGTCCGAAATAATCGTAGGTTTCGCTACCCTCCCGCCCGTTGCGCGTCACGTACCCGATTGCCAGCATTTCGGGTTCGTCGCCGCATGTCTCACAGGCTGCTGGGCAGTACTCGCTGTAGTTGTAGCTGGTCACTCGTACCGGCTCATCCTCGCTTCCGTCGAACAGTTCCGGTGATTCGACTTGCAGCACGCGCATAAACAGTTCGTTCGTTGATTTTCCAGTGGTGTTTTCCGTCATACTCCCCTACTTTCCGTTGACTTCGATTACCAGTTCCGTGTCACCACGCACGGTCGCCTTGATATCGTCGTTAAGCTGATTCGACAGGTGCATGATGATGTCGGTGACAGTTTCGTAATTCAGTTTCTGGGCAACGCTGATGCTCCCATAGCCGTTGGGCACGGCTTCGATATCGTTGCTGTACACCGGCATGGAGTATTGCGTCGCTCTGAACTCCTTGAGTTTTCCTGACATGACGGCTTCGCAATTGTCTAGAATGATTATCTTCTCGCCTAAGTGCGTGGCGTTCAACTGTTCAGCCTTGATGGTGGCCTGTTCACTCATTCCGAATAGCCTCCGATGAATTTTTGGCAGTTGGAGTTCAACTCGAACTCTTCGATATACACGCCCTTGTCGCCGTGATGCTCTTTGTGTTTGAGCGCGAACTTTCTACGTTTGAGATTGCGTGCATGTTTGACCGCCTGCTCGCGCGTGGTGTAAACGCCCATGACACTAACGAAACTGCCGTAATATGGAACGCACCCACGGTCATCAATATCAGCGTGGACGATGTAGATTCTCATGACTTATCCTGCTTCCCTTTGATATGGCGGCTACTTGATGCCACTGCTGCCGAATCCCTTATCGCCACGTTCGGTCGAATCCAATTCTGTGACTGGCTCGAATTGCATGTGCGCGTATGGGAGGAACACGATTTGCGCTATCCGGTCTCCCTCATGGATTTCAAACGCCGACTCGCCCATGTTTCGGAGGATTACGCAGACTTCGCCACGATAGTTCGCATCGATTACGCCGGGCGCGTTCATCACGGTGATGTCATGCTTCAACACGAGTCCTGAGCGCGGGCAGACTAGGCCGACGTATCCGGCTGGAATAGCCATATGCACGCCCGTATGCACGAGCGTCTGACTGCCCGCGCAGATGATCGTATCATCATTGCTTCTGAGGTCTGCTCCACCATCGTTCGTGTGAGCGTAGCTGATGTTATTGGTTTTGCCGCTGATTTTCATTTAGTTCCGAACTTTTCGAGAATGAGTACGCCTATGACGCCAATAATCCAAGCGATTATCAGGATGATTGTGATAACGGCCATTGCGAGTAGTGGTATCCAAATGGGTGCGAGCACCCATAGCCATGAGTATGGGAATTGTCCCCCGATTTTCAGGAGCGCCAACATGCCGGACAACAGCAACAGGATTAGTGAGCAGTCGATGTTGATTTTCATTCAATCCTCCGTGTAGAAAGTGAGCGTGTGCAGTTTCTTCGGACTGTCCAACAGTTCTCCGAACATGCCGTACTGTTTCACCGGTTCGATCATGTCGCGCATGTGATGCGCGTGGTAGGTGATGGTCTTGCCCTTGTCGGTGATGCTGATGGTGGTGGTCATTGCCGGTTGTCCTTTCCGACGAGTCCCCAAATATCGTCCACTGGAGTGGTTTGCTGCATCAGCGTGTACACGTCCGCGATACGGTAGATGGGATGCCGCCCTTCCTTGCGTACCGGGGTGAGCTTGCACCTGTGCGCCCACGATTTCAACGTGTTCGCGGATACGAGGTATCCAGCCTGTTGGAGTTTGCTTCTGATGTCCGAAGCCGTCCCCGTGTAAGTGCTGTGTTTGATCTTGTCTTGCATGAGTGTCCTTAAAAACTGGGTGTTCCAAACGTTCCTGCATCCACGGCATTTGACTTGTTTTGCCGTCTCGTCAGCGCTTAACGGCATGTTGCAGTCAGTATTGGGGCAGTTGCCCAAGCTAACCGTATGGCCTTGATTCAACAGGCGCTGGCATTTGTCTCGTGCGATGCGGATTTCAAGCGCGTACACGGGTGTTGCCGTTGAGCATAGACACGCGGGTTCGCCTTGCTTGGTTTTCTTCACGGCTATCCGCTGCGCCAACACGTTCAACGGATCGTGATTCAGGTATTCGACGCCTAAGCATTTAGCGAACGTGGATAGTGTGCCCCACACGCTATCCATGTGTTCGTCACCCTCATACAACAGGTCGAACACTTGCTCTCGCAATGGCGGATTATCAGAGTATCCTCCCCCGCCACCGTTAGCGTCATGGTTCTTGTTGATGCGGTTCATCTTGTCGGTTTCCAAAAATCCGATGTTCTTCGTGAACCATTCCAAGTCGGCTAGGAGCCGCTGTTCACATTCAGGGCAGAGTTGCCTGGTATCGTCTCGTTCACGCCCGCAACGCAACAGTTTGCAGTCAGCCAATCGCACGCCTTCCAAAATCATGGTATGTTGATTCCGCACCGGTGCCCGAAGGCGTGCGATTAATGCCGGAACATGTCTAGTATACCGGTTGCACCCAACCTTGCAACCGGTATTGGATTAACGTCTCAAACAGTCTCCCGCTTCCGTTTTCTCTTCTCGGGTTGAAGCAGGTAGTAGTTGCGTTCGTAGGCCGCCTGTTCCTCACGGCTGAAATGGTGGAATGTCGGACGATGCGCAAGCTTGTATCGGCGGTTGCATTCCAAGACTTGCTCACGGTGGGCCATCCGCCACTGTCGCGTGTGCTCACGTTTCCGTGCGAGCTGTTCCGCAGTAAGCTTGACCGGCTTTTTCGACGCTTTCGCCTTCTTCTTTCCGACTGGCGGCTTCTCAGACGGCTTGCGCCTACCACGACGAAGAACTGCTATGTCAACCGCGAACATTTTCATGATCTCGTCGGCGGTAGGCTCATTCATTCCGTTTGCTCCAATGATGCAGTAGTCCTCTCGATCACGTACAACACGACGGCCTCATTGTTGTCCAATGCCAGTGGGTTCGCTGCCGTGACGTTGATGATTTTCCACCCATCATCCAGATAGTCGATGAGTTTAGAATCATTCTGCACACGCACACCGTTACCGGTGAACTTCGTGTATACGGGGATTAGCTCATGTTCCATTATTTCGTTTCCCCGTCCTTGCCGCTAGCATTGTCCCAATCGCAGGAAAGACCGCCTCCCCCCTTGTAGACGTTGAACCTGATGCATGTCACGGCCCTACCGTCGTGCAACTCGATTCTGCACTCATCGACAGCGAAGTCGCCTCGCACATCAATGCAGTCACTACCGCCTTCAACATCGTCAGCATCCGCTTCGTTCTCGCATCCGGCCAGTGGGAAAACCATTGTCACGGACACAAGCACGGCCATTAGCCCTCGTTGAATATTCTTGTTTCCTATCATTTCGTCTCCTTGATTGTCTTATCCCGTCGATTTCGACGGGTTTGAATGTGGTCTAGAAGTGTTTTGCCATCCAGTCGGCGATGAACAACGCGACGATCGACGCAAACGACGCGAAAGAAAGCAAACCGAAGACAATGGTGAAAACAATCAAAACAGCCTTCATTCCGTCACCGCCTTACGTGCCACTTCGAGCACTTCTTTCGCCCGCGCGATGTAGTCTTCCTGATATCCGCAGATTTCACCGGCGTAATCCCATGCATCGTCTTCGTCCTTCGCCACATAGTCGCTTTCGATGCCATCCCATTCGTAGCTGTTCCAGCAGAGCCGTTTCGCCACGGCCTCCACCTCGGCGTCGGTTGGTGGAGCGGAACGTCCGGCCATGTACGCTGTACCGGCAAGCTCACGAACCGTCTGAAAAGTCAAATCATCATCCATGCCACGCTCGTAAGCGTTGGCCTCGTCAAGCATGATGCTCAATTCGTCCTCTTTCCGTTTGCTTTGACCATTGCCCACAGGATTTCGCTTGCGGGCCGTCGCCGGTATGACAGGTCGTTGTAGGACTGCACATAGTTGAGAATCAGTTTCGAGCCGGTCGAATCCGGTGTCAGAATCGCGTTCACGCACTGCGGCACCATCTTCTGCCATACGATCTCGTCACACAGTTCCTTCGTGCAGACCAGGTAATTCTGGTCACCGTAGAACGTCAGGCCGTTGCCGCTAGTGAAGTCAGCCATGCATGACTTGACCTCGTAGAACTCGAAGCAGCCTTTCTCGACGCTTGCGGGCACCGGCTCACCGTTGATGTTCCAGTGCTTGAAGCCCACGTAGTCCACGCGCCTTTCGTCGGGCGTGTTACGGTCGAAATTGACCTCGCTCGCCCAAAAAGCGGTCTGATTCCTCAACCTCTTCTCCACCAGCTTGGACAGCATGGCGGTGGTCTCAGCCCTGCTCATTTCTTCCTCCTGAAGTACTTGTATTCACCGTGATGGAACAGGAACAGGTGAAGTCTCCACACCTTGACTGCCAACAATCCCTTGAGCGTGATCGCATACCCGCCATGGACACGCTTCATGAGCTTCCTATCGGCCAATGATTCAAGTATTCGGGAAAGCTCTTGGTTCTCTCGTTGTTGCCAGATGTAGTTCATCCCCTCAGCGATATACAGGCAACACATGTCCTTGTCGTATTGACTAATCATCATTAGCCTCCCTCTCAAGGATGTAGACGTTCGTCGCGGTAACGGCGTTATTACTCAATTCCGTTGGTGGCATGGTATCCACCCGCAGAATCTTCCAACCCTCGTTCAGCAACTCTTCAAACACACCCATATTCATCAAGGTGCGCTCATCGCCGTAATCACTCCAAAAAAGTGGGCAAACCTTGTATTGACTGCGCATTTCGCGTCTTCCTTAATGAAGACGATCCAATGTGTTCCGGTGCGGTTCGGCTGTTTGTTGCCGAAGAGTGGCTTATGGTCGGTGAGCTTGAGTATCTGAGAGACGGGTATCTGTGTCTCATTCCATTTGAAAATCAACACGCCATGCTCTTTCAGGACGCGGAAACACTCGCTGAACATGGTCTTGATATCTGTTTGCCATGTCTCTTGGTCGAGGCATCCGTATTTCTGCGCCATGTAGCTCGTTTCTCCCGCATTGCGCAGGTGCGGTGGGTCGAGCACGACCATACGGAACGTCTCGTCAGGGAACGGCAGATCGCGGTAGTCCATCAGCATGTCCGGCTTGACTTCGAATCTGCGTCCGTCACATAGTTCCCAACTTTCGTCGCGCACGTCACCGAAGAGCACACGGCTGTCTGATTTGTCGAACCAGAACATTCGCCCGCCGCAAGCAGGGTCAAGAACAGGTTGGTACGCGCTCATTTCGTGTCCTCGCTTGTGAGAACCGCTAGTATGGTGTCCTCGCATTCCAGTTTTGGCAGTGGTTGCGGTGTGCTCATATCCTCGTAGTACTTGTTTAGAGCGTGCAAGGTTGATTGTGTTGTTGGACTGTCTAAATCGAAAAAGACTGTCGGCGAGTCATCCGGCGAGGAGTCTGGCCTGTATCGCAAGTGCAGGGGGCAGAAGAATCTCGGCTCATTATCACCGGTGAACAGGCACAGCCATTCGTCATCGTCGATAACGGTTTCGATTGCGTGTTCCTCGGTTAATTCCCAGAATTCGTGCCCCAGGCAACAGCCCGGATAGTCGCATATCGCCAAGTAGGTTGTTCTCACTCTCATGCTCATTTGATGCTCCTTTCGGCTTCGCGCATGATGTGCCGCATGTCGGCGTATTCGCGTGCCGCCCAACGTTCGATCATTTCCGGGGTGGCGTTTCGTGGCAGCGGGTTCAGGCATATGCCACCCTCCAACCGCTGCATGAACCGGATGACCTTCCGGCGACGTTTCGGAGTGAGGGTGACGTGTCTTTCGACGGCTCTGACAATCACCAGCCGGTCGCACCGGTAGCAGCCGTCGAAGTCCTCGTCGGAGGATTCGAGCTCTCCGACGGGCCGCACCTGGTACACGTCGCCCTTGCCGTACATCGACGCGTAGAGGGCGGCGTAGTCGCGGTATCTGGTGCAGTACACCTGTTCGGGGTGTCCGGTGCCTTCGATCGCGTCCGCGCCTTTTTCGCGTCTGGCGCGGCAGATCGGGCAATCGTCGTAGTTGTCGCGGCTGTGGCCCGGTTCGATGGTGTCGCCGGGTTTCAGGTCTGGAACTCCACCGTGGTATAGCACGCTCATTGCCACATTCCTTCCTCGTTGGTGTCATGGTTAGTGCAGTCGAAGATTCCGGCGAGTCTTCTCGCGTCCCGTCTCGCCTGCCGCAACGCCTTCCTGCGACTGCCGTTGTAGTCCACGAACAGGTAGTCGCGTATGGCCGCAAACCACCATGTTTCGTCGAGAGGGTTCCACCTCCATAACGTCACCACGTATCCAACCAGCGTGCTGCCGGACATTCTGTAGGATTCGCGGATGCTCACGCAGTATTCCTCATGCTCGGTCATCGTCCTGTCCCCTTCTCTTGCTGTTTGGCGAAGTAGTCGCTTATCACGTCATCGACTTTCAGCACCTTGCCGACTGCGAGAAGCCAAAGGTCCAATGCTCGGCTTGGATATGGCGTGTCGCCGGTGGTCAGATGATTTTCCGGGCACTCGTAATGCATGACCATCCGGTTCTTGTCCGTGATGCTGCGGCCTTCAATGAAGACTGGGTTTCTACCGCAGTACGGGCATTTGACGTATCGGACTTCCCTATGCTTTCTGTTGAACATCCGTGGACTCCCCTGTCATATTCGGTTTCCTTGGATTGACTGGAACTAAAGGAAATGAGTCAGCATCGAACGTTCGTTTGACCACGCTCCAGTCCATCGTTTCCAAATCCCCGTCAACGAACAATTGCGCATCACAGTCGATATTGTGAATGTGCCAAGCGTCACCGTCGTAGCTCAACAGGTCTTCACCATCCCGAGTCACATACCAGCCCGGTTCGGTGGGCATGTCATCATACGAATGCGCCTGATCGTACATGGCTTTCACCTGCTTGTAGATGCCATCCAGTTCCCTCCCGTCGAACTCCACGGTCAGACAAGTGCCAGCCTTGTCGGTAAACAGGTAAGGCATTGTTTTGAAATCAATGCTTCTCAACATTTCACTCTCCTTCTTCGTTGAACGATGCCTGTAGAGTGTCCGCGAACACATGCAATGCGTCTTTGACCTTCTCGTTGAAACCGTCCGGCACGTCCGCCTTGACATGTCCCTGCTGCATGTTGTCGAGCTTGTTGTCCGTCTTCGTGTACATCGGCACATCCACTTCGACGGATGCGAGTTCGATCTGCGGATAGTCGAACGCGCGCACACGGAACGTGACCTTGCTCGTGCCGACTTTCACTCTGTCGCTCATTGGTGTCTCCTTGGGAGGATTGTTCTGATGGTTCTTGCCGGACTCTCATAAGCGGTACGCACCACGTATGCCCTGTGGTAGAAGTCGGCTTTGGAACGTGCCGCGCCCACAGCTTCATCCAGTGAGTCATACACGCGGCATGTGTGCACTCCCGTCTCACCTTGCGGCCAGACGATGTAGCCGGTCTTGCCTGTGAAAACACTCATTTGACCGTCTCCACCGTGCTGCAACCGATATATTCTCTGTTATGTTTCAAACACGCCCATGTCACGTCACCGGTCTTGACCGTTTCCATTTGAAAACCCGTATTGGCATTCGTGCCGACATTAGGCGCCATTCCTAAGCTGAACGAAGTCAAGACAATCGTGATGCAGATAATCGCCGTGAGGGCAACCCTCGTCTTATCCATCACTCACCATCCTTTGCGATGACGGCACCCATGGCTTCCCGATATTTCTTCGTCCGTTGGAACCGGTCGGCAAGCATGTTCGCGGCCTTGTCGATAATCTCGTCCTTGCGTTCTTCGAGGAAGCTTTGCAAAGCTTCCTCCATCATGGTCTTACACATGTTTTCCCGCGAATACGCGTTGGTGCGCGCGAAAACAGTGTCCATGGTTTCTTTGACGATCTTGTCGAGCACGTCCTTGTAGGCGTATTCCTCGATGCGGTTCTGGATGGCCTTGTCGTCAATGCCGATGGCGAACTGCACGATATGTTCCATGATTACTTGCCTTCCTTTTCGATTTCATTGATCTTGTCTTTTAAGAGTCCCGGAATATCCCCTCTATGCCAGACAGTGAATGCGTCCCAAACACTCTTAAGACCAGCCCAATCCTCTCTGGCGAGAGTGTGGAACAATGCACTAGCGAGGTCCGCCCAGTCACTTACGGCGTAAATCGGAATTCCATGCACGAGCGCGTCGTTAACGAACCACAAGGCTTTTTTCAGGTCTTCGACACCGTTCTTGTGCTGCCACCTGAAGCAGTATTGGACGGCTTGCCCCCAGTCGCTTGACAGCAGGCGGGACAGTTCGATGCACTCGAACGGGCCATCCTTGTAATGCGATGGATTGATGTTGTCAGTCATTTGATTGTTCCTTTGTCGATGAATATTTGCCGTCTGTGGTGAGATACACGAGTCCATGCCAAGTTCGTACCGGCACTTCCAACTGGTCTTGAAACGATTTCACGCACCAGCCGTTCTCATAAGCGATAGTCGGATGCATGTGAACGAAACCATGACAGCCCGTCGTACCCGAACCGCAAAGCAGAATCAGATTCTGCACTTGATGTTTCTCCAAGCGATTGCATTGGCTGCGGAGTTTCCGATGATGCCGGGAACCGCCAACCGCATACAAGCTTCGGCCGCAACGCACGCAACGTCTCCCATCACGATCATCAACCATGCGGCACGTCTCCTTGGATGGATTGTCACTGCTCACTGGGGTTCTCCTGGAACAATCCCTTGTTGTCTTCAACCAATTGGATGCCCTCACCTATCCATCTCATGACAGGAACCGCCATCGAATTACCGAGCGCCTTGTAGCGTGGACTATCCGGCGTGTGCTTCTTCCCCTTCCACGGAATATCCGTCCATCCGTCCGGGAAACCTTGAAGCCTTTCGCATTCCAACGGCGTCAACCTGCGAACCGTCAAACCATTCATCGAATCCTCCGTATGTAGAAACTGGTCATTGTGCGTGCTGAGCGTCTGTCTCTTATACACATCTCCGAGCCCACGAGACACTCGCTAATCT